CTATGATCCCAAGTGATTTTATCGAAAAAATGAGGTCAGCAATGACACCAGATATCAATAAAATAGCAGAACTGGTAGCTGAAAAGCTAGAAGCTAAACTACCAGATATACAAATCGACAAAGAGGCTTTCGAAAATAGCGAATTCGTACAGAAGAAATTCAATCTTCCAGAAAGTCCAGAAAATAGCACAAACAAGACTGTTCCTAAAGGGTTCGGTCTTTTTATGTTTTAAGAAAGGAAAAAAATAGAATGACAATGCAACTATCTAACCAATTTGAAAAACAACGTCAGGCATTTATGGATGCCGTTGCAAATGGCGCACCTCAAGAAGAACAAGCAAAGCTTTACAATGACATGATTGAGTCTATGACCAATGAAATGATGGCTCAAGCCCGTGATGCTGCCCGTGAAGAAGTTTCAGCCTTGAATCCATACGATGCTAAGATGACCGCTGAAGCTCGTGAGTTTTTCAATAACATTGAAAAAGCCGCACCTAAAGGGATTGAGAAGCTCATCCCACAAGAAATCATTGATCGTATCTTTGAAGATCTGGTACAAGCTCGCCCACTCCTTCAACATATCGGCCTTAAAAGTGCTGGTATTCGCTTGAAATTCCTCAAATCAGAGCAAACTGGACAAGCTGTTTGGGGAAAAATCAATGGAGAAATCCAAGGACAACTTAAACAACAATTCAACGAAGAAGAAGCAATCCAACACAAATTGACTGCTTTTGTTGTAATTCCAAAAGATGCAGAAAAATTTGGACCAGCTTGGTTGGCAAAATTCATCTCTGTTCAAATCACAGAAGCATTCGCAGTTGCCCTTGAAGCGGCTTTCTTGAATGGTGATGGGGATAATAAACCTATCGGGCTTTCTCGTACTCTTACAGGAACTGTTTCTGGAGATCAGACAACTTATGCTGAAAAAGAAGCGCAAGCTACTAAGTTGACTTTTGCTGACTCAGCTACCGTAGTCAAAGAATTGACAAAGGTTTACAAACATCACTCTGTTAAAGCAGACGGAAAAACTCCAGTTGCAGTAGAAGGTAACCTTGTAATGGTTGTTAATACAGCCGACGCTTGGGATGTGAAGAAACAATACACTTCATTGAACGCTCAAGCTGTTTATATCACAGCTATGCCATTCAACCTTATCTTGGTTGAATCTGTGGCGCAGACGGCTGGTAAAGTCACTACATTTGTCAAAGGTCGCTACGATGCCTTTGTCGGTGGTGGTATTACACTTGGACGTTACACAGAAACATACGCATTGGAAGATTTGAACCTTTACACCGCTAAGCAATTTGCTTACGGTAAGGCTCACGATGAAAAGACTGCTGCTGTCTGGACTTTAAAATTACCTGAAGCTTAATTTAGGAGTTGAGTCATGACTGCCGAAGTAGAACTTCATCATCTTCTTGCTGCATTTAAGGAGAGAATGAGGATTTTTCACGATGGAGAGGACACTAACCTTTCCAGAATGTTAGAAAGCTCTGAACAAGCTATTTTTCAATTCGTTGGTACTACAAACCACAATCCACGAGTGAGAGAACTTATTTTAGAGCGTGCACGATATGCCTACAATGATCAAGTTGAATTTTTTTATCAAAACTTTCAAGGAGATTTGATGGCTTTATCTCTTGAAAATTATAAATTGGAGGAAATAGATGATTAAGGTTTTGAAAGATTTTTATGACCTTAAAGAAGGTCAATATCGCTCAGTTGGGTCTGAATTTGAAGCGACAAAAGAACGCTTTGATGAAATCAATGAAGCATTGCCTGATTTTGTTGAATGGTCAGAAAAACAACCAGAAGTAATAATTCCTGATGTCCCATCATACTAATCGTCCTAGTTATCGTTATAAAAAGCCTGAGTCTCAAAATGGAGACCTGAGAACTCCCCTGACTTTCTATACTTCTAAGGTTAAAGAGGGAGTTGATGGTCGTGATATGAGTTACAAGAAGGCTTTTTATACGATGGGGCAAGTTTACTCACCTAGTTTCAAAGACATTGAAATCGCGACTGGAAAATCGATGAAAGCTAAGATGACTTTGAAAATTCGTGACCCTCTGACAGATTATCAACCTGAAAGTCGGCATTTTGTCGAAGTGGGGGATATTCGTCTGGTTGGTAAGAAATGGCAGGTCATTGACGTGCGTCCTGATTATGATAATCGGGATTTTTTGATAGTTATTATCGGAGGTGGTCGTGATGTCTAGTGGCGCAAATCTAAAAGGATTTGATGATGTTTTGAGAAATGTTGAGGCTCGGATAGGAGAGCCAGTGGTTCGCAGAAAGGTCAACAAGGCTTTAAAGGAGACGGTTGAGGAATTTGAGCCGACTTTTAAACGGGCTATGGCAGTGTACGCTGACACTGGTAAGACGGTTGGAGCTGTCGTGCATGGAAATGTTACAGGTACTGCCAATGGTGTTCCGATGGTTAAATTAGGTTTTAAAAGTCCTCGTTGGACTCTTATTCACTTAAATGAATTTGGCTATGCAAAGAATGGCCATCCTCGTGGTTTCGGTATTATGCGTCGCTTTTTCGAAGGTAGTAAACCGATATTCAAATCCAAAGTTGGCATGAAGTTAAAACAGGAGTTTTTATAATGATTAAAGACAAATTAACTGAACTCTACAACGCTTTGAAAGAGGATGAGTCTTTATCTGGTATTAGTATCAAGTCATTTGAACGTCCTGAGACATTGGGAGATGACGAGACGAGTATTGTCATTATCCCTGTAGGGCCTCCAATGCAGTCGGCTCATGGGAGTAACACCAGTTTGGCTAAGACTTTTCTCTATCAAATCAATGTAGAGTCTATTAATCGATTGGAGTGTAAAGAACTCCAAGGAAGAATTGAAAAAATAATGGAAAATCAGGGATTTTATCAGACTGAAGGTGGTTTGGAACAATGGATTCCTGATATCAAACGTTATGTGGATGCTCGGACTTATAAAGGTCGGAGTGCTCTATATGAGAAATACTAGAAAGAAGGAAAAAGAAATGACAGTAAAAGGAACTGCACTTATTGGACTTAAATCAGTTACCATTTGTGTGCATGATGGAAAGACTCCAACAGTTGGAGAGAACCTTTTCACACTAGAAGGTAAAGATAATGAAGGGGCTACACAGACCGCTAAAGTAACTGGATTATCTAGCGACCCTGTAAAGACTTATGGTAGTAATGTAGCTTATCACGTATCCAATCGAGGGGTAGGTGATGTTAAGGTAGAGATGGGGTTGCTTGATGTCCCATTGGCTTTATATACGAATGCTTTGGGGTATGGCGATGATGAGGGTATCTATTACTTCGGTGCAGACACAGTTGCCAAGAATGTTTCTATTCTCATTGAAAGTAATACCGCTAATGGGGAGCCAGCTTACTATGGTTTTTATAAAGGTCAGCTTTCTATGGATGCTATTGATTTTGAAACAATCAAAGATAAGGCGAATGAGTTAGCTACTACTAATGTGAATTTCGCTGCGACAGCTAGTTCAGACGCTGCAACTAATGGTCGTTATGGAGCTATTGTCTATGGTTCAGATGCTGAAAAGTTGAAGAAATTGAAGGGTCAATTAAACATGACCGCTGCAGCGTAGGAAGAGGGCGCAAGCTCTCTTTTTATCTTTTTTCTAGAAAGGAAAGTATATGGCTAAGGTTAAATTTTTAATTAAAAATGAAAAAGGTCAAGATGTTCAAAAGACCAGTAAGGAAATTACTACTAAGGACTATCGCGACTATCTGGTTATGAATGAGGCAATGTCTAAAGACATGTCTGACGTGGAAAAGTTGGATAAGCAATTGGACTTTATCGCTAGTCTCTTTGAAGATGTGACGGCGGAGCAGTTGTTGAAATATACAGACTTTGCTCGTATCATCGAAATTTTTGCGGATATCTACGCTCATTTGGTCGGTGACGTAGACCCAAAGGGGACAAATTAGAGTCTAGTGAGGCTTTGCGGCGGTTCTATGGTTTTATCAAGCATGTCACAGAGGGACCTTATGGAATGAGTATTCGTGATGTGATGGATACGAGTTGGGAGGATCTGATGGGGGTCTTGGGAACGATGGAAACGAGTGAGAGAGAAGAAGTTATAGATCTGGCTGATTTGTTGGGAACTATATAGCTTTCAACTTGCAAATGTAGCTACACAGGAGTATAATAATGTTGAAAAGATGGTGGCTACATGGATAAGCAATTTGTTATACGAGCGAGAGTTGATGAGAAAATTGTAAATAAACTAAATTTTATATCAACAAAGCTACAACAAGGACGATCAGAAACGATCCGTCAAGGGATAGAGAAGCTCTATAGAGAGCTGGGAGGACAAGATGAGTAGAAAAGGATTGATTTGGGCACGTATTTGGTTAGGTGTTGCTATTTCTGCTTTGGCTTTCTATATCTATACGATTATTTATATCTTTAATCATGATATGGATGAAATCTTTGCGCCTTTCATCATGTTGTTAATTTATGCACCGTTGATTCCTTTGTTTTTGATAGCAATTGGTGGAATGTCTTTATTAGCTTGTGTAGAATTTGCTTATCGTAATCTGCAACGATATAAATAAATGAAAAGAGTCCGTAAGGACTTTTTTTATTTACTTTGAGATAAAAGGAGGAACAATATGGCAGGCGGAACGCCGTTAGGTCAGATGTATATCGAGCTAGGGCTGGACGTGTCGAAGTTCAACCCTACTCTAAATGGTGCAAAAAATGCTGTAAGGTATTTTCAAAACAATGTCCGTTCTTTGGATAGTACTCTGAAAGGAAATGAAAAAAATGCTAGCTTACTTCAAGCTAAATACAAGACTTTAGGACAAGCCATTGATTCACAACGTAAAGTTTTGGATGAGATGAAGAAAAGTTTTGACAAACTTGATCCTGGAACAGCTAACTTTGATAAAGCTGCAGCTGATATTCAGCGTGAGAATGCTAAGTTGGCAGCGATGGAAAACCAGCTACGTGGGGTTGAAAAAGCTTTGCAAGATGTGGGGCGGGAAAATAGCTGGGCTGGTAAAATTTCGAATCAGTTATCAAAACAAGGGGAAAAGTTTGAGTGGCTAGGTGGGAAATTGCGTGGTATGGGAGACGCTATGCGTCCAGTATCGACTTTAGTAGCTACAGGATTTACACTAGCAACTCGTAAAGCAATGGAGTTCGAGGATCAGATGAACACTACAAAATCACTCCTTGCAGACACTGTACCTACTGTTGAAGAACTGAATACAACAACAAAAAGATTAGGCGAGAGTTCGAAAGGCTGGGCGAAACAGTATGGTATCTCAACATCCTCGATCAATGAGGGGATGCAGGAAATTATCAAAAAAGGGTTTGATGCTAATCAGACTATCGCTGCTATGCCATCTATCTTAGATGCTGCTAAGGCATCAGGGGATGATTTTAACGTTGTAATGAATGCTTCTACTAACATCTTGCGGCAGTTTGGGTTAGAGGCTAAGGACACGAACCGTGTTACAGATAGCTTGACTTATGTGGCCAACAAGACATCGGCTGGCTTTGCAGATATGGGGCTAGCCATGGAGTATATAGGTCCTGTTGCTCACTCTTTGGGGATGTCTATCGAGGAAACTTCTGCAGCTATCGGTCTTCTTTCTGACAATGGTATCGCAGGGGAAAAGGCTGGTACAGCTTTACGTGGTGCGCTTTCTAAATTACTCAAGCCATCTAAATCCAATGCCGCAGCAATGAAAGAGCTTGGTTTTAGCGTTGAAGAATTCCAGTCTGGTGCATTGAAGTTGCCAGATATTATTGATCGAATCAAGAAATCTACTGAGGGCTGGACGGATGCAGAAAGATCCTCTGCTATTGCTCGTGCCTTTGGGGTTGAAGCTCAAACCGGGATGAATGCCCTGATTAACCAAGGAGGGGATGCACTTCGGAATCTAACAAAACAAACTGAAAACGCTCGTGGATATACACATAAACTTGCTAGAGAGTTGATGAACTCTTCAAAAAATGGAGTTGAACGATTTAAAGCCAATCTGGAAGTGCTGCAGATAAATATTGGTCAAAAATTGTTACCAACTCTAAGCCCTCTAATTGAGAAGGTCAATCACATTATAGAGAGTTTTTCAAAAGCTTCACCAGAAGTACAAAATTTTTGGATAAAAGTTGGTCTAGGTGCAGCAGTTGCCTACCCTGCTTTGAATATGCTTGGTAATTTCTCAACAACCCTCGGAGGAGTATTTAAAATCGCTGGAAAGGGGGTTGAGCTACTTAACACAGCAAGAAATATATCAGCAGTAGGGGCAACCGCTGCTGACGCTGGTGCAAGTGTAGGATTGTTGTCAAAAGCAGGAACATTTCTTGGGCTTGCTTTTACACCAACAGGAGCTGTAGTTCTTGGGGCGCTGGCAGTTGGGGGTGCAATTGCATACTTTGCTCACAAAGCCTATGAAGCCAGACGACGTGCTCAAGAATGGGGGGCAAGTGTCAGTGTGGATCAAGCAAATCAACTTCAAGATTTCAAAGATAAAGTAGATGAAGCAAACCATGCGATGACAGATTTTGGATCAGGCGCTACTAGTGTCGATAAGGTAACTGAGTCTGTCAAAAAGCTAGCTACTGAGATTCAAAAGTTAGCTGATGAAAACTTAGCCAAAGACATCGATTTAGCACAAAAGTTAGGACTTAGTGATGAAGCAATTCAAGCTTTAACTGAGCATTCTAATCAAGTTAAAGATAATGTGCAACAGATGTCAGACGAGGTTATCAAAATTTATCAAAACTCAGCTAATAATCATCGAAAACTTTCTGAAGAGGAAAAAGCAATTGTTTTAGCAAATCAGAATGAACTTATCAATACACAGTTAGAGTTGATGGAATATTCTGGCGAAGAACGTATCAACATGATTAAAGCTTTCAATGGTCAGGCCGATGAATTAAATACAGAACAGCTAAAAAAAGCCACTGAATTAACTGAGAAATGGGCCAAAGATGAACAAGCTTCTTACCAAGAACGTTTGGATGGATACAAGAAACTCATGGAACAAATCAAAGGCGAGGATGAAAAATCTGTTAAAGCTCGCGCTGAGATCAAGAGTAAAATGGAGCAGTTGGAAGCTGAACACACAGCCAAAATGGAAGCGTATAGTCAAAAATGGAACGATTTGCAAGGTAGACTTTTAAAAACTTTAAAAGTTAGTCCAGAAGCATTAACCGGCATTATGAATCAGCTTAAATCACGAGCTGAGGAAATGGGATTGACTTACGATGAAATGGCCATCAAGTTCCAAAACACCTTCTCAAAAGTGCAAGAAGGTAATAGTATGTGGGCACAAACTGCTAAAGATGCAACTGAATCAATGAAGCTTGCAAACACTCAGTGGAATTCCATGGTATGGGATGAAAAAACTGGTAAGCTGAAAACAAATGCAGTTGAAGAAATTCAAAAGGCCCTTGAAGCAGAAGGTGGATGGGATGCCATGCAATTCATCCTTAAAGAAGCGAATCTTGAGACTAATGCTCGTTTGACTATCGGAGAGGCTCTGGTAGCAAACGGCCAGTGGGAGCAGTTATCTCCAGAAGAAAAAGAACTAATTGTGAATGGCAAACCAGCGGTACAAGCTATCTTGGATAGCAAAGAACTGATGTTACAATGGAACGATTTGCCTTCTGAGGTAAAAGAAATTCTTGGTAAGAATGAAAGCTTTTTAAGCAGTGCAGAAGGTGCTAAGCAAGCATTGACTCAGTGGAACTTAATGACACCGAGCGAAAAAGCATTGACTTTAAAAGATTTAGCTAGTAGCGATATTAAGGTAGTCCAAGGTCGTATCGATATGATGACTGGTAAGCAATTACCAATTGAAGCGATTGACAATACACCAAGCACTGTAGAGTCGGTGTTGTACGGTGTAAATTCTATTCGTCAACATAAACCAGTTGATATTAACGCGGCAGACTTGACAGGTGCTGTCCGAAACGAGACAAGTAGTGAAATCAATGCTATTAAGCAAAACACTCCTATTGGCATTTCGGCTCAAAACAATACACAAGGAACTGTTAATGAGGTTCAGAGTGGTGTCAATGGTATCCAGGACAAAACTGTTACTATCAACGCTCGAGACAATGCTTCTGGTGTACTTTCAGGGATTCGAAGCTGGATCAATAGTGTAACGGGCAACTTCTTTACAAATATTTTTGCAAGCAGACACGCCCACGGGACCAACTACCACCCTGGTGGTCTTGCTATTGTCAATGACCAGCGCAACAGCAACTACAAAGAAATGATTACCTTACCAGATGGCAGGAGTTTCATTCCTGAAGGCAGAGATGTTCTGCTCCCTCTTCCAAAAGGTTCAAAAGTATTGCGAGCTGACAAGACTAGACGTTTGATGCGTGAGATGGGGATTCCCAAATACGCGACAGGGGTTGGTATTCCTAGCGATGCGAAATTCCTCCGTGAAATGGAAGAAGCGCAGCGTAATATTACAATTCAGACTACAAGTGTTCAAAATGGTCAGGATACAGAAAAAGTCGTTGCTGAGATGAGGATTCTGAGGGCAAGTTTAGAAAAATTGCTTATTGCTATCCTCAACAAGGATACGAACGCTTATATGGATAGCTCTGTAGTGACGGATATTATAACCAAGAAGCAGAGAGAGCGAGAAAGAATGACACTAAGAATGAAAGGAGTGCTTGAATGAGTGAAGTGACAATGCGTTTCAATAAAACTGATTTCCGAGACCTTATTGAAATCCATGACATCCAACGAGAGATCGGGAACAATCGCTCTATCTCTATCGACCAAGCACCAAGAATCGGAGTCAATATTCAGCAACAAACCATTGATGCAAAATATATCAAGGTAGATTTTTCGATCTGGTCCGAAGACAGAAATACCCTCAAGCACAAGCTTGCGGGTATTTTTAATGTTGATAGTCCTAAAGAGCTGACATTTTCAGATGAGCCTGACAAATACTATCTGGCCATGCCGATTGAGAGTATTTCAATGCAAGAAACGAGCGGTCGAAGGTCAACCGGTTCTATAAAATTCATTGTTCCAGACGGTGTAGCCCATAGCACAGCTTATAAGAATTTCAATAGTGATTCAAATGCACAAACTACAACCGATAAAATGGTTTTTGACTTAGTAAACAATGGGACAGTTGAGGCCTTTCCAATTATCAGAGTTAAGCATAATGCTGAAAATGGATATATAGGTCTTGTCAATAATAATACGGCTTTTGAGATGGGAAACCGTGAGG